GTCCATTGACCATCAGAAGTTTTTAAAACATTGTTCTTAGGTAAAAGAACTTCAACTTCATCACCAAAAAGTAATCGGAATAATAACTTAAATGATTTTTCATTACCTCTTGCAAGATAAAGAGGCAAAACATTTTTAATTAAAGTTTCTTTACTTACTTGAACATCTCTAGGAATAAGAGATGCGTACATATTGAAGAAACTTTCCTCAAACGTAGTAATAGATGCATCAACATCGGAAAGATATCTTAAATCTTTAGATTGTTTTAATACATCATTCTTTTGAGTACCCTGAGCTTGTTCTAAAAATTCATAGTAAGCTTCTAAAAATGAAATGAATAAAGGGTATTCTTCCCGAACATATTCAGGAACTTGTTTGTTAACAAGTAGCGATGTTTTATAATCAGACATTAAATTTTAATCAAGTCTACTGTTATTGCTGTTGGATCTGTTTCATCGATTGTAATAATTGTATTTCGTACAGTTTCGATAATACCTTTTTCAGACTCAATAGAAAGTCTTATATACCCATCAATTGAATTAACTGACAATATTTTAATATCATATATTTGAATGGTGCCTCTGTCATAGTCAATAAAACCAACGTCAGAATCTACAACTTGTCTTTCTGCATTAGAGTCATAATAAATTGTTCGCAATGAACCTATTCTACCATCAATTACAACAACAGCAGTAGCGCCATAACCACTTCCACCAGAAATTGTTACAATAGCTCTAGTATAATCTGTTCCTCTTTTTGTAATATTGATGGATTGAATTCTTCCATTCAAAAGAATAGCTTCTGCTTCGGCACCAGATCCGTCACCACTAATTGTAATTGTTGGTGCCGTAACATAACCACTACCAGCATCATTAACTTCAATTGAACTAATGCCAGAAGATGATTGTGGAATTTCGTCAAGAACTACTGTTCGCACAACACCATCAACGTCATAAACAGCAAATGATGTGGATGACAATTTGTTTGTTATTGTTCCACGGCGTAAGGGTGCATTGAATTCAATATTATAATTTTTATTTTCATTAATTAGAGGCAAAAATCTTTTTTGCAATCTAACTGTAGTCTCAGAACCTACAATTGCATTTAAATTTGAACCATCAATGCTATCTTGTAATTTTGACAAAACAAATCTTGCACTAAACTTATTCAAGTTAACATCTCTATATGTTGTGATAGAATTTCTAATGTTTACTTTTATTGCATCCAAACTTAATGGCGTTTTTCTTGGATCATATTTGACATAACTATTTACCAACAGATATAAAAAATTTGGATCAACAAGTTGTGTTTGCACAGCAACAATTGATTTTGGTTTTACAATATCATCAATAATTCTTTTCTTTTCCGTTTCTGAAATAAAGAAACCGGATTTGGGTTTGATAGAAACAAAAACTTTACCATAAACAGGAGGAACTTGATCTTCACCACCCCAAACAGAAATAGAATCTAAGGCTGGGTAATTTTTCTGAATATATGTTTCGTAATCTTTAAATGTAACTAATCTATTTTGTGTTGCAAATTGTGAAGCTGAACTTTGTTTGATTTCATCAACACCTTCCCTATCAGAACCACCAGCAGCTGGATCAATAACATTAACAGTAAAGTTACTTAAACCATTTAATGTAGCAGTTGGAATAATAACATCAACACCATTAGCTAGAGAACCATTTGTTACAAGATACGTCATCGTAACAATAGAACCATCATCTATCTTTTTACCAATAGTATTATCACCAAAATAAATTTGAAACTTACCACTTCTATGTTCTTGTAAAAAATAAACTTCTGATTCAGCAGTAACGTCTAAGATATCTGTTACTTTATTGTATACTGTAGTTTGTGTATTTGCCGATGATGGCTTAACAGATATTTTAATTGTATTTGTATCAACATTGGCATCAGGAATCACAAATGTTTGTTTTGGATTTGAAGAATTATCTTGTGTATATTGATACGTTACCAATTGTCCTTCATAGAAATTAATGTCTTCAAAGAAATAATTACTTCCACTTTTTGTCACAGTAACATCATCTAATAAAACAAAATTGTAATTTGAATTATCAATTTGATTTGAGGAAAAAGAAAATCCTCTTGGCATCGTAATGCTGTCTGATACGGTTGAACCACTATCGAGTACAACATTACAAGTAATTCTAGGTGATGTTATAGAGTATGGTGTATAACCCAATGTCTTTGCATGTGATACAACTGAATCTCTTAAAATAGCAGAATCTAAAAATGATTCATTAGCTACCATGTTCAAATAGTATGCGTTGTAATGCGTGTTGTACGCCAATATGTCTAATAGTACACTAAAACCAGACCCTTCAAAATCGTAGTCTGAAAATTGTGATTGTTGCTTTAAAAAAGACTTTAGATTTTGTTTGATTGAATCAAAGTCTAATTCAGCAATTTCTAAACGGTTTGTTGCCATTATCTTGCCCGTTCAAGGAAAAATTTAATTGTTACTGGATCTGTTCTGTTAACTATGTAGAATTCAAGATTTACACTATAACCATTGTGATCAAAGTCTGGTATTAGTTGTATTTTTGAAATTGAAACCCGTGGTTCAAAGTTGCCAATAACTGTTTCTATTTCTCTTTCCAGAGTTGCAGAAGTTACATTGTCCATAGGCTCAAATAACAATCGTCTGAGATTGCTGCCAATGTCTGGCCTGAATGGTTTCTCATAATGGCCTAACAACATCAGATTTTTTATAGAGTTTATAACAGCATATTCACCAATATGCTTATTGATATCTTTTTTAATAGGATGCACTTTAAACGATAAGTCTAAGTCCCTATATTCTCTCGAAATATTTGTATTTGTTGTTGCCATATTCTATTTATAAGTTGTTTTTGAGTTTATCTGTACCAACAAACTTATCTATTAGATGTAAAGAAACTTTAGACAATGAGTTGAATTTTGAAATTTGATTAAATTTATTCATTGTGGAAATAGAGTTTCTGAAGAAATTTATGTCGTGATTGTATCTATCGTTGATTAGATTGTAACACTCTGTAATATCATTTGTAATTGTAGTAATCGAACTAGCTGACAAATTCGTAGAGTATGTTGTTACTGGATCTTCACCACCAGTAGTTTCTACAACAATACTAGTTGCAACTCTTTTAGCACCATCATTGATTTTAATTACTAAAACACCCAATTCATCACCAATAAACAAACTTGTGAAAGCGCCTAACGCAGCTGAAGCATCTTCAACACCATCATATCGATTTGTCAATTGCATCATATATTCACCGATTGCCATACCACTATTGAAGTCTGGAAAAGCAGAACTTGTAGAAGCAGTCACACCAGAAATGTTATTCGTGTGTGGTATAAAAAACTCAATAATTCCTTTAGTGTGTGTAGTGACGATTGGTGGATTTTCAGCATCTCCAGTTGTTGTATCAAAACCAGCTAAACCACCAGCTGCAGTTGTTATAGCGGATAGTGCGGCAACTGGTTTTGAAGCAGTATACATTGTGTTAGCTGCATTTCTAATTTCTTGTGAAATTTCTAACATTGGATTTTTAAAATATCCATTAATGTCATCATTAGCAACAGCATCAAATTGCCATTTTTTGTATGGCGAAGGAGTTTTGATTAGACTCTTATTCAAATTACCATATGGGTCCAAAGCTTCGTTGAACTTTTCGTTACTAAAATTTAATCCTAAATTATCTATAAGTCTTGTCATAATTATCTCACAATGCTAATGTTGTAAATGAACCGGTAACAATTGCGTGGCCACAAGTTTCAATATCACCCATGTGAACTACTGGACACCCATTAAAAAATACTGTTGTTGGTGCTGGTAAAACAAAACCAGGAAAAATAAATGGTCCGTGTGGATGTGGAGTTGACATTGAACCAGTTATTAAAGCTGGTCTACCATTTGCAATAATATTTGGATGAGGAAATCCATGAACTCCACCACCCCAATTAACATCACCCAAGCAAGCTATTGGTCTCATACTCCTCCTCCTATATTTTCTGTTAATTCACCAGAATCTTGAATTGCTCTGTTTGTTAATGGGGCAACTTTTGCTTGATTTTCTGCATAGTAGTCTCTCCAAGAAGTTTGTATTCCATCTGCAATTGCTGCTTTAACATCATCTAAACTGCCACCATTGAGTCTAACCTCAAGAGCTGAACCAGCAACTTTATCTATAACATCATCTTTGTTTTGAAACACCCATTCATCAGCAACTTTGTTTGCATTTTTACCTAAATTATCAGTTAATGAATTTGCATTCTCTTTAATTAAATCGACATAACCATCATATGTAGTCGATAAATTATCTTTTATTGTTTGAACAATTTCTGTATTCTTTATGCTACCACTTATTCTTCCAGAAACATCATCTGTTGTTGTTTTTATTAATCCAGTAACAGTAGCTGCAGCTTGTGATGGTATATTTTGTGCTCGTTGTACCAATTCAGTACCGGTTGAAACAATACTTTGAGCGGCCGCCAGTTTTTCTTTTAGTGAACTTGTATCACTGGATAACACACCAAAATTACCTTCTAAGCTAGTTAGATTTTCTTTAAGTGGACCAGTTATACTATCTACAGATCCTTGTAGTTTGTCTGAAATGTTATCTGAAATACTACCAAGTTGTTCTTTAACATTATCAATCATGCTTCCAGCGGCTGCAGTTGCATTGTCAACAATGTTACCAACCAAGTCTTGATTTGCAGCTATTGCGGCATCAAGGTCTCCAAATTCATCAAAGTTTACATCAAAATTGTCTAAATTATTTGATATTGTATCCAAACTTGAACTTACTGCATCAGACACGTTTGTTGCAACATCACTTAATTGGTCAGTTAAAGCACCTGGATCTATGTCTATACCACCAAAATCGGCAGTAATATCATCTAATCCGCCAAACAAATCATCACTAAACTCAATATCAACCGCATCTGTAGCTGCATCTGCAAAATCTATATCGGCACCAACATCACCACCAATTGGAACACCAATCAAATTAATCATGGCACCATTAATGTTTGTAATACCACCACTCATATTTAATACACCTGTCCCACTTACTGACGTTATTGCTTTGCCACTAATTGTTGTCATTAATCCACTAACTTTAGTTTGAGATAACATACCACCTAAAGAAGTAGAAACCTGGCCAGATAATGAAGCTGATGTTCCTTTAGCTGAGAATGTTTGACTAGCATTTAAACTAATACTTGAAGCACTAACACTAAACGAGTCAGCCGCTTTAAATGAAATGTTTTTATTGGATTCAAAACTAATATTACCATCGACAATAACTTTCATATTGCCTTTAACATACAAACTATAATTGCCACCAATAGTGTCGTTCTTGTTTTTTACAATTTTAAATGCACCAGAACCATCTGCCTGCAATTCAATATAACTACCTTCTCTGTGATATAAATGCACTCTTTCTTTTTTAGGAGTGTCATCAAATTCCATCACATGACCAGATTCAGATTCATACACGTTATTGTATGGATACTTTGTAGCGTAAGTTGTATCTAATTCGAACGGTCCAACTTTATTTTTCTTTTTAGTTTCAACAATCGTTTTGTCAATACTGTCAGTATCATTTCTTGCAAGTCTTGATGTTGTTGGTTCATCCAAAACTCTAGGATAGTTTGTTGCAGTTTCTCCTGGTTTAACAGGCGCATTTTTTAATTGTGTCGCACTTCTTGGATCATTAAAACCTTGTTGCGGATTAGCTGCAGACAAAGGAATGCCAGGTAAAACACCCATCATAACTGGTTCTTGTGCGTTATCACCATCAATAAAAAATCCAATTACCATATCACCTTCTTTAGGAGCATATGGATTAGTATTGTTTAAAGGCGTCATTTGTTGAGCCCATGGTAAACTCTTAGTTGGTAATTCACTCTTATTTGGTGAATGCCAACCAACAATTCTAACCCTACATCTTCCTAATTTTAAAGGATCTTGTCTATCTTCAACAACACCCATCCACCAAATAAAGCCATTTAAGCCTGCAAAATCTTTACTCATTTAAAAATATTCCCCATAATCTACTGATGATTCTTTAAATTCTGAACTAGTTGATGGTGTGTATGGTTTATCACTTGAGTCTCTTGCGACTTCAACGATGGTTTCATGTTTATCATATTTTATAATATGTCTTGTACCAATAATAATATATTTACCATACAATGTTCTATCATAGTTATCTCCACCAGAACAATATCCACCACTATCATAAACAGCTCGAGTTGGTATTTTTAGAAACAAACTAAAACCAGAACTTACTGCAAAATTTCCAGGTAAAACTATACGAACTCTTTGTTGTAATAAATTCGTTAAAATAGCTTTCCTTTGAAAGACAAAATTGTGTGTGTCTTCTAAAGTATTAATTGATTGCGGATCATTCTTCTTTATATATTGACTGTATTTTTGACCCTCACTAAAGTTATATACAGTCTTTCTAGACCCATAAGCTTCATATGATAATTGATTGTTTCTATTTAAAACACCACCTGGCAAATTTGGTGTATCATTACCATGTTTAATTTTGTCTTGTATATCTGAGAATGAAAAGTTTTTACTTTCTACTTTTCTGCAAATAGGATCAAAACCAATAAATTGACCAGCAGAAACACCAGATTGTGTAGAATCAATCAAATCATATTGTGAAATAATCCTAACATCTCTTGCACCTGTTAACTCATCAGCAATAGAATCAGATATATTTTTAGGATCAAAATTCACAGAAAAGATTTCATCAGCTTCTGCTAAAGTTGAAATTGAACAAAAGTTAAATCCGTTTTTATTTTGAAAAAATAAGAAATCTGGAACATATTTTTCATTTGTTGCTCTTTTTGACATCCATTCAATAGCTTCTAAAGGTGCTAAATTTGGAACAACAAATTCTTTTATGCCGTATGAGTAATTATAAAAAGCACTTGAGAATGCATTATGTGGAACTTTCAATTTGTCTTGCAATATCTTAACTGCAATTTCTGTATATGTTCCGGTATAATATTGATTTAATGTTTGTTGTGAAGATAAAATGTATTCATCAGACACAAAATGCAAAATATACATCTCACTGGTTTGATTAATATTTTTTCTTTCTGATTGTTTAAAGATTCTGAAAGATTTTTTAAACCTCAACTCATCAGAATCTTTACCAATATCCATTTGTATAAATTCACTACCATCAAAGAACAACTTACTTGATAAACCAATAGCATCAGTAATTAAAATATTACCAGAAATGCAAGGTTGTAGAACAGAATCAAATATGTTCAGTTCTTGAAATAGACCTTTAATGTCTAGTTTACCACCTTTGGTTACTATCGTGAGCTCGTTTAACGCAAACTCAGTTGTTTGTGCAATACTAAATGGCATATTTAATTAGTGCTTGTTCCAGAAGACAATCGTTTTATTTCTTGATCTAAAGGATATACGAATTCCGGTTTTAATAATTTGATAGTTCTTTTACTGTCGTTAGTATCAATTTCAAAATCATAGTAACTTCTTGTTTCTTTTGTCAATACAATATTAAGATTATTACCGTCAGATAAATTTAATGTTGTTGTATATGTTGACGTATTGGCATATGTGTTAGCATCTGTTTCTGTTTTGTCAATTGTAATACTACCACTTGAGAGTGTTCTTGTTTGAATTATAAAATAATTTTTTGTATTATTTTTAGACCAATGAACTCCAGTTTGTCCTACTGTTGCGTTAGCTGAATATTTAGATTCAATGAATTTAATCATTGTTCCTTGATCCATTGGCCATTCCCATTGTGGATCAATAATATCATTTATCAATAAAACAGCCCAATGTTTTTCGGGTGAATCATAAAATTTTGATGCTATAATTTCTGGAGTATCACTATCTTTTATATCGTACTCATAATAAGTAATAGAATTCTCTTTGAATGAATTTTCAAATTTAAATCTAGTTAAAATATTTGTTATAGTATCTAAACTCTTTGAGTCTAGTTTAGAGTAATATAGTGTTTTTGGAAAATATCTAAAAAATCGTGCCATCTTACATTCCTATTAAACTACTTCTATTGGATCTAATATAAGAATCTTTAGTTTGAATTTCCGTTTCTTCAAATTCTAAAGATAATCTTATACCAACTGGCATACCTGTACTTCCCAATTGTGGTCGTAATTGTGATGGAGTCTCATATGCAGCCCATTGACCAACAGCGGCGTAATCAATATCAATCATTTTTAATACACAAGTAGTGATTGGTGGTATGTTTGGATTCACATACCCATTGTAATAAAATTTAATATCAAATTCAGATGGTGGTACCAAAAAGAATCCACCGGAACCAGATTTAATTTCTGGTGCTTGATGAAATCTTAATCTTTCTAAAATTAATTGTACCTCAGTAGCTTCACTTTCATCTCTAGGATAAAACATAAAGTCAAATCTAAAACTTCTAAATTGAGGTGCACTATAAATCATTTCCATCATTGGGTTCATAGCAAGACCTGTACCGGCTGCAAATAAAACTTTACCCAAATCACCTGAACTTTTAGCTAAAGCAGCAGCTGCAAATGGTGCAAGATTTTTTACACCTTGAGCTCCTTGAGCATTAGGATTATCACTACTTTTATAAGCATCAATAGCAGCTGCGCCAGCAGCTAAAGCACCAGCTGTACTCATTACATCACCGCCTGTTTTTGGCGTATCGTAACTTTGGCTATATGTGAATGTCAAAGTATCTGGCATGTAAAGTGCTATTGTATCAGATGTTCTTCGAATTGTTCTTGTAAAAGAACTGTCTGATATTCCAGCAAAAGCGGATTTAACTGATTGTGATGCACCGTTCAATGCACCACTTAGAAATTGTGAGAATGCATTACTGCCTGAATTGCCTCCACCAAAAACATTACTAATACCAGCTTTAACACCGCCAGTTATAAAATTATCAACTGTTTTAGATAATCCAGTTTGTTCAATCTTGTTTAAAAGATCAGAAGCTACACCAGCAATTGTACTAATGTTTCCACCAAGATTTGTTGATCCTTTTGTTGTAGCTAAACTGTTTCTATTTTGAAGTACTGTTGGTAAATCACCAGTTACAGATTCACCTTTGAATTGTGTTTCTCTTTGTTCATTAATATGGATAACCATATAATGGCCTTTGTCATAATTACCTAAATCTGATGGATATCTGAATGTGTTAGATTCGTATTTTGACGAGTCTAATTTTTCAAGTGGACCAGACAATCCTTTGCGAATGCCTCTATTTGTATTAAAAGATATGTCTGTTAATGAAAAAAATGCCATTTTTTGTCCTATAGTTAACTAGATATATTTATGTCATATCGAGGAACATTTACCCCTAAAAACACTTCAAAGTACAAAGGGAACGCAAGTAATATTATCTACCGTTCTTCTTGGGAGTTGAGAGTGATGAAATATTTGGATGATAATCCAAACGTAATTTGGTGGGCGTCTGAAGAATTGCCAATACCTTATGTGTCACCTGTTGATAAGAAAGCTCATCGTTACTTTCCAGACTTCATTGTGCATTTGAAACTGAAGGGTGGCAAGACCATTACCTATATATTAGAGGTCAAGCCAGAAGCACAAACTAAGAAACCCACGCAAAAAAGACGAACAAAGAACTACATTAATGAGTCAATAACATATGCCATTAATCAAGAAAAGTGGCGAGCAGCTGATCTTTTCTGTAAAGAACACGGTTGGGAATTCAAATTGATAACGGAAAAAGAACTTGGTATTTGACATAAATATACGATGGCATATCTTTTAGACAGAATAAATCAGTCCT